GTACTTGGTTCAAGGACCAAAGTTTAGAAGAAATGGGTCGTAAGTATTGGAAGAAAAGATCATACTTGTTCCAAGGTTTTGTGCGTGAGAATCCTATCACAGACGATAAGACACCAGAAAATCCAATCCGTAGATTTATCATTAGTCCACAGATTTTTAACTTGATCAAATCAGCACTGCTTGATCCAGAGTTAGAAAACCTTCCAACAGACTACCAAGGTGGTTTAGACTTTACAGTTACTAAAACATCAAAAGGTGGTTATGCTGACTACAGTACTAGTAAATGGTCACGCAAAGAATCTGCACTAACAGCAGAAGAAGCAGCGGCCATTGAAACTCATGGATTATACAACTTGAAAGATTTCTTACCTAAGAAACCAAGCGAAGTCGAATTGAAAGTCATGAAAGAAATGTTTGAAGCGTCAGTAGATGGCCAAGCATATGACGCAGATCGTTGGGGTAATTACTACAAACCAAGAGGCGTAACAATCGTTACTGCTGAATCAGCTACACCTGTAGCACAAACAGCCGCACCAGCAGATGAAGAATTTGAAACTGCACCAGCTGTAGTTGCTCCAGTGATCGCAGAGGCAGCACCAGCGGCTCCTACAGCACCAGTTGCAACACCTCCAGCAGGTGGAACAGCACGTGCTGAAGATATTCTAGCGATGATCCGCAATCGTCAAAAGACATCTTAATAACAAGGGGTTGTCATTTCGATGTTATCCAGGATAGATGATATAATCTACCCGAATCGCTGTGAAGTCATTGAATTCTCGGACCCACAGCGGTTCGTCTATCCTATTTTCAAAAATGGTAGTTCAAGCCTTACGGAATATGCCAGACAACAAGGCTATAAAACTTTGCTCAATGAGCAAATTAAAAAAATTAAAATAATTGATGTGATATTAAGAAATCCTCAAGATAGATTCATATCTGGTCTTAACACATTTCTTTGGATGACGAAACGTGATCATCCTGATCTTGATACAAAAACAATATTGCATTTTGCAGAAAATTATCTATTTTTAAATAGACATTATGCCCCACAAATTAGTTGGTTAATTAACCTAACAAAATATACAAGTCAAGACGCAGAATTTAAATTCCATAGCATGGATTTTATAACTGAACTTACTAATCTAAAAACTAAACCTAATAGAGAACAACAGTTATTAGAACTATCTGATATTGATAGATTAAAAAATAATATCTACAATGAAATATACTTGCGTATAGATAATATATTATTATCATTTATTAATCAAACAGTGACATTTAAAGAGATTCTTGACAGCATTAAAACTCAAGATCCTGTTGCATTTCAAAAATTAAAATGTATTGCCCTAGACTAGATCATTTCGTACGTTTCAATACAGACGGTAGTGTTGGGTGTTGTGGCCATATGACTGGTAATCCTAGTTTTAGATCATATACTGAACTACAAGTCAGCACGTGGCTAACAGAAATCCGCGATGAGATGGCTAGAGATGTTTGGCCCATCGAATGCCAACGATGTAAAACCACAGAACAAGAGTCTGGTAACAGTATCAGACTAGATAGTATTAAACGAGACCGTGCATTTAAGAGCTTACGTGAGGACTATTTAATAGTTGGTGGAGTATTAGATAACGTATGTAACAGTGCTTGTCTTACCTGCAATGCAGAATTAAGCACAAAAATTGGTGGTCTTACAAATAAAAAATATATTAAAATTAATAATGTAGATAGATTTTGGTCTCTACCTCTAGAACGCATAGTTCATTTAGATATCAACGGTGGGGAACCTAGCCATAGTAAAAATTACAAACATATTCTAGCAAACTTACCTAAGAATGTAAAGTCAGTGCGCCTCAACACAAATTGCAGCACAGTGTTAGAAGAATTACTGCCATTAACGAAACGAAGGGTACATGTGACTGTAACAGTTAGTTTAGATGGAATCGGGCCAGTACATGATTTTGTACGTTGGCCTATTAAATGGAATAAATTTTATAAGAATCTACAGCGTTATATGGAAATGCCAATCAAGTTAAACACATGGACTACTGTAAGTGCGTTAAACGTAGACGATCTGCCAAATATTTTAGCCTTTGTTAAAGAACATGATATAGATCACAGTTATGCCTACTTAAAACTGCCAGCAGAACTAGCAGTTGAAAATAAAGGAACACCGTCGAGTCTGGCATACATACAAGAGCAAAAACGAATAAGAGGTATGGAATGAAAAATTTAATTGATTGGCCAAATTATCCGTCTGACACAACTAAAATGAAAACTCATCATGAGTTAGAATGTCCTACGTTAGATAAAATTCAAGAAGAAGTAATGTTATGGGTAGATACTAATACTAATTATCTATCAGATAAGACAGATACAGGATTTTGGCATCTAATAGATGATGTTGACATGGCCCGTCATTGCCCAAATCTAATAAAATATATGATGTCGTTAAAAATACCACTACGACAAATATCCGTCGGTGTGTTAACAGAGTCAATGAAAGATCATGGATTTAGCTTACATATGGGAAATCCACCATTGAATATAAAAATAAATTTTCCGATTTATAACACAGAAGATGTATATACAGAATGGTATGATATTCCTGTTGACGATTTAGATGAACTTGGGATAGTTAAAAATCCTCACGTGACAGATTTTGATGCATTTAACTACGATTTACCAAAAATACATCATGTGGTTCAAGATTTATATCCCTGTATTACAAGATATAATATGCACAAACATCCTATAGTATTTAATTCTTGGATTCCACATAGAGTAATGCCAGGACCAAACGCAAAATATCCAAGAATCATGGTTGCTTGTATGCCGATTAAAGAACCCACACACTATTTAGAAAAATAATTATGAAAATAGCCATAACCGGACATTCAGCTGGTATAGGGCAAGCACTTGCTCGTATATATGAAAAACAAGACCATGAAGTCATCGGACTGAGCCGTCGCAACGGATATAATATTCGCAGTTTATCCAAAGTTGCAGGCATGATAGAACCCTGTGATATGTTTATTAACAATGCACAGATAGGGTATGCGCAAACAGAATTACTGTTTGAAGTGTGGCGTCGATGGCAAGGACAACAAAAATATATTATAAACATCAGCACACAGATGACTGATATGGTACTACCCCCAAAAGAAGAATGGGACGAATATATTATACAAAAAAAGGCATTAGAACTAGCAAATCAACTGTTAGAAAACAGAAACCCATGGCCGAGATTACTATTAGTCAGACCCGGTAGCATAGCTACACAGCCGGGTCAGACGCCACCAGAGTATATGGATGTAGCCGGCTACGCCCAAGGAGTATATGAGTGGATAGCAAAAAATATCTAACTGACAAGAATTTTTGTCCTATTCCTTGGACAGGATTCATGTATAATTTTGATGGTACAGTTAAGAACTGCATCCGTAATCCTGCATCTATAGGTAATCTTAAAAATAATTCTATTACCGAAATATTGCAAGGTAATGTTAATCTAACGACCAAACACAACATGTATTATAACAAGCCCGGACCAACATGTAATGTGTGTTATGATTTAGAACAAGACACTAAAAGTTTTGATATCATCAGTGATCGCGTGTTTTATCTTAAAGAACTCAAAGATATTAATCTTAATACATATAAAAGTATCGATGCTTTTAATTTAAGCACTATAGATATTCGATGGAGCAATATATGTAATTTTGCATGTGTCTATTGCGGTCCAGAAAACAGTAGTAAATGGGCAACCGAGCTGACTGTAAAGTTTGATGAAGTTCCGCTGCACAAATTCAATCAAATGAAACAATATGTATTTGATCGTGCAGAACAACTTAAACACGTTTATATGGCCGGCGGCGAACCTCTATTAATGAAAGAAAATTTAGAGCTATTAAAAATACTACAAGAAAAAAATCCCCAGGTTAATCTTAGAATAAACACTAATTTAAGCAAGACCAGCACACGAGTATTTGACAAGATATGCGAATTTCCTAATGTGCATTGGACAGTAAGCATTGATGAAATGGGTGCAGAATTTGAATATGTGAGATATGGTGGTAAATGGGCGGACTTTTTAGATAATTTAAATCTAATTAGGCAACTTGATCATAAGATAACATTTAACATGTTA